CGCCGGTTATTAAATTACCACCAGTAATGTTACCAGTCGCAACAATCAATCCACCTGTAAGGACGTTGCCACCTGTGATACTAGCAGTTGCGCTGATCAACCCGGCTGTGGTAATGTTACCGCCTGCTACGTTGCCAGTTGTGATAATGTTGGATGTGTTGGTACCCGAAGCCAGATATGTTGCTACATCAGCGTTTGAATAGCCTGCTGGCAATCCGGTTAGTTGACTACCATTACCAAGAATGTAGTTGCCGCTGATGTTGGCACCGCTGGTGATGTTGCCTGATGCACTGATTACGCCAGTTACATATTCACCTGTTGTGGCAAATGTAGCAACACCTGTACCAGCCACACCCACAGTAACGTTGCCACTTGCGGCTGCTACCACGTTTGATGTGCCATTTACAATTGATGTTGGAGTTCCACCGCCTGATATACCAGTCAACAACGAACCATTACCAATAAAGAAGTTACCAGAAATGTTTGCTGTGGTTGTGACATTGCCTTGCAGTGCTACCAAGTTGCCTGTGTATGTGGGCAAGTAAGCTGCCACGTTGGAGTTTGAATAATTGCCTGCTGGCAAGTTTGTCAGTTGACTACCATCACCAAGAAAGTATGCGCCTGTAACGTTGCCAGTTGTGCTGATGTTGCCAGGTGCTATGAATCTACCAGCATTGTCAAAAGTCCATTGATATGTGCCGTCTAATGCCCGAACACTGACCTGACCATCGCCAGTGATAGAAAGGTCTGAGGGACTGGTTTGTACTATACCAGCATTGGCCCAGTTCAGGCTACCGCCTGTGATGTTCACATTACCTGCTGTGACATTGCCTGTGGTCAATATAGGATTTGAACCAAATGCTGCCAAATTGGCCGCTACGTTGGCGTTGCCATAGTTTGCTGTGATGCCTGATAATTGGCTACCATTACCAAGGAAGAATCCTGCTGTGACATTGCCTGTGGTCAATATAGGATTAGAACCAAATGCTGCCAGGTTGGCTGCCACATTGGCGTTGCCATATGCAGTGATTGTGCCAGAGCCGGTCAACACTGTGGTTTGGCCTGACTCGTTGGTCAGTATGACGGAAGTTGCGTTGGCACTGATTGAGGCATTGCCAAGGAAAATTGTACTGTTGGCCAAATACAGATCATTAAACGCATTGGTTGGGCTACCAATGTTTTTGCTGACATTACCTGCGGGCAACAGGTTGCCAGAAATTGTCAGGTCGGTGCTGGAAAATACTGCTACGTTGCCCACACCTGCAACTTGGACTGTGACATTGGCGCCTGATCCGCTGATGCTGACATTGGATGTGCCATTGGTAATTGCAGCGCCACCGGATGCTACGATACCAGTAAGTGCAGCACCGTTACCAACAAAGTATGTGGCCAAAACATTTCCAGCCGATTGGATATTACCCGATGCGCTTATGCCTGTGGTGCCGTCTAGTTCGATTGCCATTTATTCAGTCCTTTAATCTTATATTTATGGTACCACATTGAATGTAGATGTACCGGGTACAGTAATAGACAATCCGCTAGGAATTGTCAAGGGGCTTACCATCATTGCAGATACATTGGCCTGTACTGTAATGTTAGCTGAAAGTGTACGAGGAGTTGCGATTAGACCGTTGACAAACAATGATGTTTGACTCACAGTGACTACATTGCCTGTGCCAGAAATGCCAATGGTCACATTGCCGTTGGCTGTACCAATAGACACGTTGGAGGTACCGTTTACAATGGCCTGACCGTTACCAGACCCGCCAGAAATACCAGTTAGCAAACTACCGTTACCAACAAAATACCCAGCATAGATTGTGTCAAATCGCAAACTGTTACTGCCAATGTCATGCACATTGCTGATATTAGGCAGTATACTAGCGTTGGCTTGTATTACACCAATGCCATTGGGTTTGAGAACAATGTTGGTATTTGTAGTAGTAGTTGTAATGGTGTTGTTGGCAATTTGTATATTGCTACCAACTGGGCCAGCTGTGTAAATTTCAGTGAAATTACTGTTGACCGCTTCAAAAGCATTACGCAACGGTTCGCCGGTACCGTCGTTAGCATTTGCACCAATATCGATTATCTGTTGAGACATTACAATTCAAGTCCTTTGGTTGTATTTACCAAAAGATTTAGACTGCTGTTTTGTGAGAAACTGCGTTAGTAATACCGCAGTTGGCGTTTTTAATTAGATTCTGCCTACAACCACTTCAATGGTGCCTTGATCGCCATCAAAGTTTTCCAGAGCTTTGCCAATTACAGCGCCTGTTAATGGATTCTCGCAGGCCTGTGCTCGTCCGTTGCCTGCACTGACCATCATGTCGCCTTTGGCCACAGGGCCTTGTACCAAACAAGGCACACGACCTTGCAAGGCAACCACAGCAGTGTGTTCTGCTTCCAGACCAGCATTCATGAGATAGCTAGGCTTAGCAGAAACCACCCCGGCTATTCTGCGATCGTTCACGGTTGTGCTTGCAGTGATTTCGGCTGTGCCGCCAAAACTTACCACTGTGCCTGGCAGATAGAACTGGTCTGCTGTGTATTTTTCTGCCAAGTCAGCATATAGTGCTGTGGTTGCTGTGGCAAATACCTGGTTGAAATAACTTGACGCACTACCAATATTGCCCACAGCATTGGTGCCAGTGTGAGTGATACTGTTGACACTCAAAATACCTGTGGTGCCGCTGGTGACCAAATTACCGCTGGTGACGTTGCCAGTTACACTCAGACTGCCTAGTGTACCCACTGCGGTAATATTGGTTTGGCTTGCTGTTGCAATAGTACCAATCAAATTACCGCCTTCAACGTTGGCGGTTGTAGTAATGTTAGCAGTGGTGTTGATTGCACTGATCACATTGCCGCTTAGGCTCAATATACCAGTGTTAACGTTACCACTAGTAACGTTGCCAGTTACACTAACTGTTGTACCTGTGTGGGTAGTAGCAAATACGTTTGCTCCACCGTTGATATTGCCACCAGTGATGTTGCCAGTGGCACTGATAGTGGTACCCGCATTCACTGCACCTGTGGCACTTACAAGTCCAGCTGTGTTGATGTTGCCCCCAGTGACGTTGCCAGTGGCACTAATTGTTGTACTTGATGCTACTGCTCCAACCAAAGGACCATAAAATGCTGCTGCTGTAACGTTGCCTGATGCACTCATGCGTCCAATGTTTACGTTACCTGTACCGTTGGGCGTCAGCACAATGTTGGCATTTGCTGCACTTGTTTGAATATCCAATTGAGCACTGTCAACAATGGCACCGCTCAATATCAAATTGCCACCACTAATATTACCAGTGCTGACTGTTAGACTTGTGCCTGTGATAGCAGCACCTGTGACTGCTCCTGTGGCTGAGATCAACCCGCCTGTTTGTAGATTACCACCGGTGACGTTACCTGTTACCGAAAGACTGGTCAGTGTTCCCAAAGATGTGATGTTGGCCTGGGCGCCGTTGGTCACTGTGGCTGCGGTACCTGATACGTTGCCAGTTACATTGATCACATAACTTCCACTCAAACGATCAGAACTCACAGTTCCCGATGTCAGTGCGTTGGCATTGATATTGGTAGTAAGCAATGTTCCAATGTTGGCTGTACCAGTTACAAGAATGTTGGCTGCGTTTACATCGCCAGTGACACTGACGTTAGCAGAAGCATTTACGTTGGCAGCAGAAACGTTGCCGGTAACACTTACTGCTCCAATAAAATTTGCGCCGCCTGGCCATAATACCATAACGTTACCAATAGCGTTGACTGTGGCAAATATGTTTCCATTAGGACTAGACACTGCCAAAAGTGTTGTACCGCTAGAAATTTGGCTAACGGCAAGATTAGATACCGCAGTTACGTTTGATAAAAATCCGCCGTCACCAATAAAGAACGCACCGCCTTGAGCAGTAATATTTCCAACAGAATAAACTTGTCCAGCGGAATAAACCGCGCCAGCATTAACGTTGCCAGTAGCAGATACTAGACCACCAGTGACTAGATTAGCGCCAGTGACGTTGCCTGTGGCCGTGACATTGCCTGTGGCTGTAAGCATGCCAGTACTGATCACATTGCCAGCACTTATATTATTGGCAATCACGTTGCCTTGTGCAGTGACAATGCCTTGCGTAATTAAATTGGTGCCAGTGATATTGCCTACAGCAGTGATTTGAGCATCACTGACTATGTTACCGCCTCGAACGTTGCCTGTGGCCAGTATACCCCCTGCACCTGCGGTGATTGATCCTGCGGTAATAAGGTTACCACCATCGATATTACCTGTAACAGTAACTAGTCCGGCAGTGACAAGGTTGCCGCCAATGATATTACCTGTAGAGGTTATCAATCCTGCGGTAATTATGTTTCCGCCTGTTAGATTGCCAACTGCTTGTAGTGTGCTACTAAAATAACCTGTGCCAGTAACACCAAATGTTGTAGTAGGTAATGCGTTTGCAATGCCAACGTTGCCAGTTGGCAAAACAGTTACCACCACAGATGGAGTAACAGTTGTTCCTGTTAAAATTTCTAATTTAGCGTTTCCTGCTGAATCAGTATATGTTGAACGCAAAGCTGTGGCTACACGAGCACCTGGAGTAGTAGTGTCAGCAGTAAACCATTCAATTGCACCTACTACTGTGTTAGCTGCGCCAGTGGTATCTGTGTCCTGGAATCGCATGGTGGGTTGAGCTGCGCTGGCGTCTCGTTGAATTGTAATATTGCCCAAAGAAACTACGTTGCCACCGCTAACGTTGCCAGTGGCACTAACAAGCCCACCAGTGTTGATGTTTGCTCCAGTGACGTTACCTGTAGCTGATACCACTCCACTAACAAACACACCAGTATTGGCAAAAACAGCTACGTTGCTAGTGCCGTAAACACCAATGGTCACATTGCCGCCTAGGCCCGACGATAAGACTTGAACGTTGGAGTTACCTGAGAAAATTTGACTTACTGAAAGATTACCAGTCAAACTGGTATTTCCGGTAACAGTTAAATTGCCATCGACTACAACGTCAGCTTGTGAATTTCCTAGGCCGCTAGAAAGGGTAATGCTGTCCCCTACTCCCAGCGTTTGAATGGTGTAGTCACCGTTGACAATTTTATAAGTGGCCATTTACAGATCCTTTGTGTTATTTATTCTGTTCAAGAACTCTGTCATTGGCATGGTTGCGTAGTTAGTGACGCTTTCAAATTCTTTCACATGCACAGTGGTATCGCCTATGACCCTTACAAACGGTGTTTTAGCGTGATCGCGCATGACTGTGGCCAGTTGTCTAGCCCAGTTGCCAGTATAGGTAGGCACAGCAGAACTTTTTTTGTAAAATTCTGAATCAGCATACACATTGTTAAATTTATTGTTTGCAGGACCCATATCAAAGCCCACAAGATAGACAATTTTAGCTCGATCAAAGCAAGCAATGCTGGCAGCAATAGGACCTGAACTAAAACCATAATACTTTTGTGGCACGTTCAACGCTCCTAGATTTGCTATGGGACGTCGAGTATAAAATCTATGATTTTTGGCATAGCCTTCGGTTTGTATTCTTTCACTAATAGGACGGTCGGTGCTGACTAGTACTGTGGGCACAAAGTCCCTATAGAGAGCGTTGCAGCCATAGATATTGCCCATGTGACGCAGGTTGTTGAGATCTACCTGCTGTCTACTTACTCCATTGCCTAATACAAATGCTGCGGTCATAAAAAATCCTCCTAGTAGTTATCTAGGAGGATTGTGTGGTTAAATCAATTAAGATACAACTTTTTCAACTTGTGCCAATTGTAATGTGCCGTTTTGTGCATCAACACCGCCAATAACTTCTGCGCCAGACCATGTAACTGTACCTTCGTCTGTGAAGAAGTTAACAGGGTAGAAGTTTTCGCCACTTTGTATATTGCTACCAACATTGCTGTCGCTGTAATTTCCGTAAGTCATACCGTTCCAATCACGAATCCACTTGTTGGTAATATAGCTAGCGTACACGTCAGTGCTATCGCCAACTGAAAATGCAATACTCATATTTCCTGCTGTAGGACTACCTGTATTTGACAACACACACTGGCCAACTGCGTAGGCTGTGCCTGATCCTGATCCTACACCAGTGGCAGTAAAGATATCACCGGCTGCTGCTGTGGCTTCACCACCAATGGTAGACCATGGAGTATTACTTGGATCAACAATTTGATATGCTTGGCCTACAATAAAACTACCCGCGTTAATCTGTGAGGCCGTTGCCGCTACCAAAAATTTATGCGAACCTTTCTGACGAATGATTCTTCCAGCGCCTGATCCAGTGCTGGATCCATCGGCCAGCAGGATGTTAACCGCAGCGGCAATTTCTGGAAATGTTGCACTTGCTGTGCTAGTAGCAGGCGATCCGCCAACCACACCCAAAAAGTCAGTAGCACTTAGTGTACCAGCCGAATTGTAAACTGGATTTGTTAACGATCCAAAGTTAGGATATCCAGCATCAGTTAAAATGCTGTTGTTTGTTTTTTGTATTTTTAGAGCTCGTCCCATTTGATTTCTCCTTATAGAAGCCCGATGTGGGTTCTAGCCACTACGCGGTGGGTTTAAAGTACCGCATAAAACACCGTATTGTGTTGACAAGTATTTATAGAAATAGCAGATATACCTCAAGTTGCCATTAAATATCCCATGAACCCCAACGAACTTATTGAAACTGGAAACCAATTTAGATCTGAAAACCAACCTGAACAAGCATTAAGTTGCTATGCGCAGGCCTTTGTTCAAGATCGACACTATGCCGCTGCATTCAACAACTACGGCAATGTACTGCGAGAAGTTGGTGAACCAGAAACCGCCGTTCCGTTTTTACAACGTGCAATACAGTTGGATCCCAACAACATCACTGCCAAATTTAATCTAGCCATTGCTCACTTGCTGGCTGGGAATTACAAGCAGGGATGGCCTGCCTATGAAAATCGATGGGACTACGAGCACCTGGCAGGAACCATGCCGCCATTTACTAAACCAAGATGGCGAGGGGAAGATCTTCGAGGTAAAACTATTCTAGTAGTGGGTGAGCAAGGCCACGGGGACAACATTCAGTTTGTGAGGTTTTTATACAACCTGCATGTGATGGGTGCAGAGATTATACTGCAAGTAACTGACGGGCTGATTCCGTTATTGAAATCCAGTGCCATACTAAAACGAGTCACAGGATACGATTACAGCATTGACGATTTTGATGTTTGGACTCCTATCATGAGTATTCCCGGACTGCTAGGGGTGGACTTGTCTAACTTACCTTGTCCTGTGAACTATCTCAATGCAGATGCTGGACTACAAAAACAGTGGCTTGCTTACTTTGGTTCAAAAACAAAAATGCGAGTAGGATTCAGTTGGAGTGGTCGTCGAGACAACTGGTTGAATCGTCACAAAGGCATGCCATTTGACCAAATGATGGATTTGATCAAATCAAATCCTCAATACGAATGGATCAACTTACAGGCAGACTGTACTCCAGAAGAAGAGATACAGCTCAAACAAGCAGGCGCACATTGTTTGCCGCCTAACCCAAACATGTGGGCTGACACCGCTGCTCAGATGATGAGCATGGATGTAATTGTCAGCGTTGATACTGCTGTGGCTCATTTGGCTGCTGCGCTAGGTCGTCCTACATGGCTAATGTTGAATTGGTTTGGAGTTGATTGGCGGTGGTTAACCAAACGAGAAGATAGTCCTTGGTATTCGACTATGCGTATATTTAGACAACCTGCCATGGGAGATTGGGCAAGTGTAACCAAGAAAGTCAGCCAATATCTCTCGTGGTTCAAGGTCTAATATATTACAATAAAAGCTAATAGCAAGGTCGTTAAACTATATTATCTAACCAGCACCTCTTGGGAATTGACCCGTCCTGATGTGCTGGTTTTCTTACGACCAACAAAAAAGCACCCGAGGGTGCTTTTTTGGTGCTTTTGAAAAAGCCTTGCAGTGATTAGCTGAAAGACAAATTGCTCACGGCGATCTCGCCAACATAATCGCCAGCATTGCCGAAAGACGATGCAGTGTTTGTCAATTCGATGTAACCATAACGTGTCATGAAGCTCACGACTGGTTCGAATGTTGTTGGATCCAATACAACACCACTGCTCATCAATGGAATGTATGGGCAGTAGAATGCAGGAGCGTCAGCT